AACAACACAGCTCTTACGCTTGCTGCTTTTGATGACGCTTTCCAGTCTCGGGATCCCCCGCAAGATCTGATGTTCCACAGTGACCAAGGCGCACAGTATACATCCTACATTTTCCGCGCACATTTAAAAGAGCTTCATATAAAGCAATCCTTTTCCACACCCGGCACACCTTACGACAATTCCGTCTGCGAGTCGTTTTTCCACACGCTGAAAAAGGAGGCGCTTTATCACCACCTGTATGGCACACCGCAGGAACTGCAAGCCGTTCTGGACGAATATATCAATTTCTACAACAGCCAACGCCCGCATAGAAAACTAAACATGAAAACGCCGAACCAATATGAATCGGCGTTCTATTCTGGCTGCTTATAAAAAGAAAAGTTCCCACCTTCAAACCGGAGTTACCGGGTTCAAAAGTGGGAACCTATTCAAAAAAGATACCCGGTTTTGAAGGAGAAAAATTAACGATAGTAGAAAAATTTCAATTATTTTCTTTCACTGTGGGCCATTGCAGCATCCATTCCAGATACTTTGCCCTTGTGATTTTCCTTGCTTTTAATTTTTTCTTTTGCTTACACCACTCTTTCAAAAAATCACCCACTTCATCAAAATCGTCAAAGAGCAAAACTATATCAATCGGAACGCTCCCGCCGCAGCCATGTTCCCAGTCATACCAAATCATCAAGCGAATAATGTCCTCCTGCGTTTCTGCGCTTGTAAAGAAATTTTCCTCGCGGACATTCAACGCTTTGGCTATATCTTTGGTTCTGCTCTCTTTGGGCGTTCGGAATCCTGACTCATATTGGGCAATGCGATTTGCTGCATTTCCATCCAAGTGCAGTCGTTCTCCCAGTTCCCGCTGCGTTAGTCCTCTGTGCTTACGCACCAGCTTGATTTTCTCTCCCAGCTTCATAACTACCTCTTTCCGATAAAAGTGAAAAAGGGCATACCCAATCGAAGATGCCTTATCTCCGATTGGGTATGCCCTCTTTATTTTTATATCAGTTGCATTGTCTTTTATTCTTCCGTGACTATCAACAAGGTCTGTCATCTTTACAAAAGCAATGCGGGCAAGTTCTAAAACAACCCTGTCCTGATTGATTCCTGTTCTTTTGCTGCGTTCTGCCATTGCAACACTAATTGCCTGTTGAACCTTGACATTTGCCAACATCCTTGAACCTTGCTGATCTGCTGTTTTTGCCGAATAACCCGCACGAATGGCTGCTTGTGTTGCGTTCAGGTCAATCAGATATTCTTCAACAAAACGCTGCTGTTTTTCAGTTAATTTTGCCGTTTTTGCCATCAAACAACACCCCTTTCATGTATTTTTGCAATAAAAAATCCCTGAAACATTACATTTCAGGGTGCAAATATCGGCAGTAAAAAATAAATTGCAGATAATTCATTAAGAATTATCTGCAACCCAGTTTTTGCAAGTTTATCATAATTGTCTTGTACCCGTTTGTCAATCGTCAGATTATAACCGATTACATCAAATAATGTAAGTTTTGATAAGTTTTTTCAAACGCTGCAAGTGCCTTGTTATGCAGTTCAACCGTGTAATTATAGCACTTTTTCATTTCCTTGGATGCCTGTTTCACTGTCTTGTACTGAACATATACTTTATACAACACCTGAACATAATTTTTATCATGCAAACCTCTGATTTCTTTGATGATCTGTTCTTTAGCATCTGCAAAACTGTCAATTTCTGCATTGATTTTATCATTGAAAGCAACATAATTTGTTACCTGTTTGCAAAGTGTATCACCTGACGGACTTGTCTGCACTCTATCCTTGGAATAATCTATTGCCCCTGTACTGCAAGCATTGATTTTCATTTCTTCAAGGCGTTCTAAGTCCTGATTGATATAAATATCAAATTCCTGTATCTGCTCTAAGTACCGCCGTGCAGTCAATTTCTTATTATTCATCACTTTCACCTATCCTTTCCTTGGTATCGGTTGGGTAACGGTTGAAAATTGGCAAAAAATACCTTGAAAGCCTTGTAAATACTGACGGTAACGGTTGGTAACGGTAACGGTTAAACCCTTATACTCTATATTTTTACTTTTTATAAATACATAAAAAATACTTATATAAAAATAATAAGAAAATTACATTTAACCGTTACTACCGTTACAAACCGCATAAATAAAGACTTTCAACAGTTACCGTGAACCGTTACCAACAGTTACCAACCGCAACTACTGCATAAAATCATACGGTGTATCATTCACCTTTGTATAAATCACATCAGCAACAACCATCTGACCAAACTGCTGACCCGCTGCAAACTTAGGAACTGCAATCACGGCAATCCCGGCAGTATGCACCCCATACAACAACTGTGATATGTATTGGTGTGCAAGTTCATAAAGTTCTGTACCAATCACCTGACCTTCAAATTCTTTTTCCACCAATGGGAAAATATCATCATTCATTGATACACTGCCCTTTCGTTCCAATAATTCCAAAATCTTATTTTCCATAATTTCTTAACCTCACCTTTCTATCTTGCCTGTCTTTCATTCTCTGAACCTTTTTGTTGGAACTCATTACTTCCAGTTCCCAAGGTTTCATTTGTGGAAACCATGTCCACCTATCAAATGTATCTGTAAATATTTCATTCATCTGTAAACCCTTCCCGTCTTGGTATCTTTTACCTGAACACGTTCAGTCAGTTCAAACCCCGCACCTTTGATGATGTACTTCAAAACCTTAATCAGATCGTAGGCACGTTTGTCTGCTGCTTCACATTCAATCTGTTCACGTTCTTCCTTTGCAACTCTACCAACCGCAATAGTTGCCGTTGGGTCTGCATAACCTTCTGTATTTCTTCCACCTTTCACTAATTGATACCTTCCTTTCTTATAATCCCACTGTTCAGCATTGCACTGAACATACTTTCAAATATCGGTACAGGTATGGAATTACCCGCCTGATGATATAAGGTTCTGTTCATTTTTCCCGGTTCAACTCTGCAAGTTGCTTCTGCTGCATAAAAATCATCATCCGAATACCCCATCAACCGCCAACATTCCAGTTCTGTCAAATATCTGTATTTTCCACCACCAAGATCAATGACCTGTGCGGGTGTCCTATCCTGTCTTGTGGTAATAGTATTTACATAATCTTTGATTATGGTTGCCCTTCTGATTCCTTTCTTACCAATTACTGAATAAACACTTGGCTGTGTCACCAAGTAGCAATCAGGAACATCACCGTATTCAAGAAAATTTGAAATGTTCTTCATGGGTCTTTTTTCCATCAGTTCAAAATCAAAAGCATTGTCACCAAGAATTGATACTGTGAAACACCGTTCCCGTGCCTGTGGTATTCCATAATCACGGCAGTCTAACACTTTGTAATTATTGGAATAACCCAACTTTTCCATATATGACAGGTAACGGTTGAAGTTGTGAACCATGTGCTTTGATAAAACATTTTTTACGTTTTCCCATATCACAACAGTTGGTTTCCACTCACCCATCTGTTCAATAATATGTACCGTTTCCCACATCAGGGATGATCTTGTCCCTGAACCTTCATCAGCACCTTTTCCTTTGTTTATTCTTCCGTCTGCTGCCGTTGCTTTTCCCTGATGCCCCGCAATGCTGAAATCCTGACATGGTGACCCGTGAATTAGAATATCAGG